GTTTGCACGGTCCAACTCATATTCTTTTCTTTCGGAATATGGCGTCGGCACTTTGTCCTTCGCGGCTTGCCCCACGTGAAACCGCCTGCGGTGGTGGGGTTCGCTGTACTTGCAGAATTAATTCTGTTCGTACTGAGGAGACCATAAGGCATGGTCTGAGGCTTGTTCGGTTGCGCTTTTCGCTTGCGAAAGGCGAGTTACCGGACCTCAAACCTGCCTGTCTTGGCAAGTATCTCCTCTTCCTTCTCTCCCCCCTGTCCAGCAGGGTCTCCACTCCTTTCCCCCGTGCCCAGCACGGGTGGACCTCCGAGGGCTTTCCTGCCCTCCTCCGTCTCGGCCGCCGCCAGAGGTGGGAATTTGCGCACAGCGTAAGCTCCATCAAGAAGGGTCTTCCTTCCACCTCTTGCAGCGTCCATCCCTCCCCTTCTCTCCGCAGCGCCTGGTTCGACCGCGCCTGCTCCGCCACTCCTCCCTCTTCTTCCCCTGAGTACCTTGCCTTTGCGCGCAAGGTGGTCAGAGATGCCTTCCCCCTTGGTTGGGATCGGGAATACCATCGGCACTGCCATGGTTTCTTCCCGAAGCGGTCGTCCCGATTCGACCGTGGCTTCGCGTCCGAATTCTGGTCTGAGTCTTCCCGCTGGGAAGATTTTCAGGCCAGAGTTCGTGCGGGTGGTCCCCTTCCCAAGGGGGCAGGCGGATGGCGCCTCCGTTATAAGGAGGTTCCTTCCGCAGGGAAATTGAGGCCGATGGGTATCCCGACTTACCGTTGGGATACTCTCGGACCGCTCCATGAGTGTATCTTCTCATGGCTAGGGACCAAGGATTGGCTTTTGGTGGGCCCGCCCACCGAAAGCAGAATCGCGGAGGTCTGTCAGTCAGACTGGCAGACTTCCGTGGATCTTGTCTCCGCGTCTGACAACCTTAGGTTGGACGCGGCAGACACAATTCTTGGTGCCCTTTTGGCGCGCTGCGCTGTGGTTCCTGGTCGTGTGCGCCAGGACGCTGTGGATTCCCTTCGTCCGCTCGTGGGTGACTCTGAAGTCACTCATGGTCAGATGATGGGCACTTACCTCTCTTTTCCCCTCCTCTGCATTCAGTCGTACGTGGCCGCCCGATGGGCTACGCGCGATTGTGATGCGAGGATTTTGATCAACGGGGACGACTGCCTCATCAGCTGTCGTCGCCCTGTACTCAATTCTGATTACCCCGAGGGGTCGATCATTAATGAATCCAAGACGGGCCGCTTTCAGGCCGTTGCGGAGATCAATTCCACTTGTTTTCTCAAGGAAAGAAGTGGGAGGTGGAGAGAGGTGAAGCACCTCAGAAGGGGAGGTGGTTTGGGTGACCTCCAGGGTCACTCTCACCAGGCCGCTGTTTGTCGTGCGGCCGGGACGGTGTGGGAGAGGGCCTTCGTTCTTTCGAAGCTTCGCTCTCGTTGGGTTCTTCGGCCGAGTGATCTCGGCTTCGACCTGCGCGTTCTTGAGTCCTTCAAGTACGAGCGACGTTTGCATCGTCGCGGCTACGTGGTCCTGCCACGTAGCTCAGGGCTTGATGACGGGCGGTACAAGCTTTCGCTTGAATCGTCGTCCGAAGAAAGGTTGGAGGTCATGCTGGACCTGTGGGTTGACGGCAC